CTTTAATAATGAATTTCCCTTATCGATTTTTATTGAGTCGGCTAGTTTTTTTTTGCTCAAATCAATCAAATCAATAAGCATATCCACGGAAAAAAAGATATGGGAAATAAAAGCAACGCAGGTAACGAATCGAATTCTATCTATTTGTGGAAGGAAATAATAGACAGATTGTCGAAAGAATTTAACATGACATGGCAAGCTGTTACACAAATGAATATTTATACTTTTAACGATAGGTGTAAGTTCATTGAATTGAAGGTAAAGAAAGAACTAATTAACACTAAAAAATATGCTAACAAGTCAACAAGAAGCAGACATCGTAGCTAGGATTAATTTAGGCAGTTCATCTTCGGTGCTTAATAATTCACCAGATAGCCCCTTAGCCATGTTATTGAAAGATATGGTTCAAGGCGTTGTAGATGAGTTGGGGAGGTCAATGGGTAAGTATCAAATAAGAGCTTCTAATAATTTGAAGCAGACAATGATACCAACACCGCCAAAGATTGAAGGTAATACGGTTTCTGTTTCAATAAGCGCGCCGTTTTATTGGAAGTTTGTTAACTATGGGGTAAATGGAACTGAAATAAACCACGGTGCGCCAAGTTGGGGAAAACAACCCTCTCAAGACTTATCATTTAAAGATAGCATTGCAGGGTGGATAAGGAATAAAGGTCAAAAACGCCGCGCAGGGCGGATAAGGAATAAAGGTATAACTTTACCGGATGGGTTTACTTCTTATGAATCGCTATCTTATGCAATTATGACAAATGTAAAGAAACACGGTCAAAAACCCCGCCCATTTTTTACAGATGTGGTAAATGATAAATTAATAGATGTATTAAAAAAGCCTATCGAAAAATTAATAGGTAGATCAATAGTAATAAATATAGTAGAACCATGGCAGTAACTTTTCACCAAATACCCGCAGCATATTCACCGAGCGACAACCCGTTAATGTATCGATTTTCATCTAATCAAACGGCTCAGGCTAACTTTTCATTTATTGTTAAGGCTACATTGGGCGGTACTGTTTTAATTGAATCAAAGATATTTCCAGAGGTTGGTATTTATGCGCATTATGACGCGTCAGACGTTGTAAAATACAAAATACCTAAACCGATTTTAACAAATGTACTCGCTCAAAGCAATGGTACTATGTTAAATCTTAGTTTAACGGTTACAGAAAACTACGGAACAACACCAATAAACCAAGCAAGCGCAACAAGCACGATAACAAGGACATGGAAAGGGTCGTTATCTAGCGAAGATTTCTTATTAAAGGATTTCAATGCGGATTACAAAGGTAAATTATTTTTAACTAATGCACCGAGAGCAAATAATATTCAAGTATTGCGCGGTCAAGATGTATATTTAGAGCAAATAGTTGACACGGGCGGGCTTGTTTCTTTATTCCTTAGATTTTATAATAGTGCAGGTGTGCTACTTGACACTATAACTACGGGCTATAATTTTCCCATTTGGCAGCTTAATTTAAAAGATACTATTATTACAGATATGGCTCCCGTAGACATTCTGAATGTGGCATATTTTACCGTTCAGATCGGAACATCTGAAATATTGACGCTAGAGTATTTCGATGACTATTGCAATAAGCCATTTGCCTTAATGTGGATGAATGAGTACGGCGCGTTTGATCAGTTCATTTTTAAGCATAACAACGAGTTAAGCTACAATGTAGATAGTAGTTCATATCGTTCACAGTTTGGATCATGGGTCGGTAGTTCGTTTGTTTATTCAGTTGTAAATAGTGGATCAATTGACTATGTAAAAAATATTAAACATTCGGGAACGATCACAACTGACTTTGTTTCAGAAGCGTTCCAGAATTATTTGATTGAACTGTTTAATTCTCCATTCTATTTACTTACAGATGTTAATGGTTATGTAATTACTATTACAGTTACAAATAATGGATATAAAGAGGATCAAGCCCGTTTTGATGAGCTGCTAATGTTAGAGGTAAACTATGCAAAATCTAGCTCTCATAAATCTTTGACAATATGACAGATCAATTAATATCAAATGGTTTTAATTTAAACTTGTCCGAGAATATACCCGTTCCGATTAACTTATCAATAGCGGATGCCAAAGATCCATCTAAGCGCAAACGTAATTTTTCCAAGTCTATTAAGTTGCCCGGAACAATGGATAACATGACTTTCTTTTCGGGTGCGTTTTCATTGAATGTAACAGATACGGGTATCACTTTTGATGCAACGGCAAAAGCGGAAGTATTACTTTACAAGCGTGGAATATTAATCATGCCTAACGGTGTATTAAAACTAAATTCAATAACTATACTTAACGGCAACGTTCAATTTTTCGATTGTCAGGTTTATTCAGAAACCGTGGATTATTTCTTATTGCTAGATTCGATCAAAGTTAACGAGTTAGATTGGTCAGATTATTCGCATACACTTACACGCGCTAATATAATAGCTTCATGGTCAACTGCAATAGGTAGCGGTTATTATTACCCACTTATTGAACGTGGAACAGGTAGACCGGGAGCGACAATTTTTAGAACAACCGATTTAGTGCCTTACGTTTATTCGCGTGAGGTTATGGTTAAGATATTTGAATGGTTAGATATTCCGATAAGTTCAGCGTTTTTAAACACAACACGATATAAATCAAAGCTGTTCGGTTATGGCGGGGGTGATATATTGTCCCTATCAACAGCGGCAGTAAATGATAGGAAGGTGGAGATAATTTCAGGCGAATATACAGTAACTACAACGCCTTCGATTTGGTATTCTTTAGCAGGGTCAACATTTTATTTTTTTGAATTTAATCAAACTAATCCTTTTTTAAATAGTTCATTTACACATATCGAAACTCAAGACTTATTAGGTCAATGGGACAATGGCGAGTTTACCTGTCAATTTACGGGAGATTATAGTATAAATATTACGGGGGCTTTACAGTATCAGTTCAATTATACTGGCACCTTCAATTGGTTTGAAGGGTTAAAAATAAAGGTTTACAAAAATGGCGGATTAATTAATTTAATATCCGCTGCAAATCAACAAATATTAGTTGACAACGGAATATTAACTTTAAATACAGGGCTTCAAAATACAGTAACCCTACAATCGGGCGATGTTATTTCCTTTTCGATTGATTTGGGAGTTGCTTATATTACAGAAGATTTTGACGGTTCGGCATTCGTAGACGTTACAACTTCAACACCTTTTAATATTGATGTTTTATCTTTAAATACGGCGATCACAGATGGCTCAACCATAGAATTAAATCAATTTTTGCCAGATATGAAATGTTCAGAATTTTTACTAGGTGAAATCAGGCATCATAATTTATATTTATCAGATCCAGAAGATAATGGAACGGTTACAATAGAGCCGTTTTCCGTTGGTTTCTATAAAAGCACAAACATTTTTGACGATTGGACTCAATTAATTGATCATGATAAGGAAATGATAATTAAGCCCGCTGCGAATGAGTTTGCTAAATTGTTTAAATTCTCTTTCAAAAAGAATGGCGATCAAGAAGCGTTGACTTATTTAGAAAAATACTTAAATGAATACGGTGATCTAGACTACCAACAAGGCAGCTACTATGCTAAAGGTGAACAAAAAATTGAGCTGCCATGGTCGACAATTATTCCGTATGAAATAGCGCCCAATATTTTAGTGCCTAGATTTATAAAGATTCAAAACGGGGTAATGAAACCCGATAAAGGGAATCCTAGAGTAATGATGCGTAATGGATTGAAATCAGGTAATTGGACTTTTAGAGATGCGACAAACGCGGCAAACACGCAAGAGCTTACAACTTATCCTAGTGTACATCATTTTGATAACTGGAACGATCCTACTTACGATTTGAACTTTAAATTAGTTAACGAAGTTTTCTATATTGCAACAAATGTAACTACTGTAAATTCTTTTAGTGAATACTATTTTTTCGGTGTAAACGAGATGACAAATACAGCAGGGAAAATATTAACGGCATACGTTAAGCTTAATGCTTACAGTATCAAAACGATTGATTTTTCAAAGTTAAAAATGATTAACGGATCTTTATTCCGATTAAACGAGGTGTTCGATTTTGATGATAATATTGTTTCGACTACAAAATGCGAACTTATAAAGGTACTAGATGCACGTTCGCCAAATAGAAAGAAAGTAAATACAACACCTGTAATAATAATCGAAGAAGATATAGCTAGCCCAATGGGTCCAGGCGAAGATACGGGTGTAATAAATGGAGGTGTTAATTCATCGTTTTCAAATACAAAATTAATAAGAGGATAAAAATATGTGTGAAGATAGAAGAGCAAGAATGATAATTAAGTATGGCACGGGAAAAGCAACCGTACCCGCTACATCAGATCATAGAGACGGTACATGGTTAGCTACGGATGTATATCCTGGCGAATGGTACATAGATACATTAACGGGTCAAACTTACATACGCAACGGATCAAATATCTTATCAATTGGAGATCCAACGGTACTACAATTTAAGGGTGTAATAAAACAAACGGGGTCGGGTGATCCTATTGTAACGCCTTTAACAAATACATTTAATGGACTAGGTGCTATTGTATGGACTAGATTAGGTGCGGGAGTTTATAACGGAACTTTAGCGGGTGTTTTTCCCGCGGATAAAACTATATTTATCGTAGGTAACCCAGAGACCGCCACTCAATCAATTAGGTATCACAGAAAAACTACATCGGTGTTAGAAATATTAACATTCGATGGTGGACCAAAAGATAACGTTTTAAAAGAAACCCCTATAATAATTGAAATATACCCATAATGGCAGAAGAAATAATATTTAAGGTTTCAACGGATACGGGCGATACTGTTAAGAAAGTTAGCGACGTAGAGAAAGCATTGAAGGGGGCTAACGCTTCAACTATTGCGCTGAATAAATCGAACATTGAAACTAGTAAAGAGCAGGCAAAAGT